CCAGAGTATGCCCATCTTCTATATGATAAAGATTCAACCAACTCAATGTTGGAAATTATTCGTTATCATGACAAAGACCAGGATATTCTATTTGTTCCTCAAAGAAACAACATAGTCATAGATAGGGCACCAAATCCCATTGGTGAAGTTCTTATTCGTGTAATTCAACGACCATCACTTGACTCTGAATCAAGAGGACAGTTTGACGATGTACTAGCAATTCAAGTTGCTAAGGCTCGTTACGCACTACTTTCGCTTGAGGCTGCTACTAAAGCAGTTCAAGCACCACTCGTAGCCCCTAGAGATGTAAGCGAGATTGCCCTTGGACCAGATGCCGTTATTAGAACTGAACGACCTTCAGATGTTCGTAGATTATCTATTGATATACCACCAGGTGCTTTTGCTCAACAGCAAGTACTTGAAGGAGAACTTCGTTTAGGAAGCCGTTACCCTGAGTCACGCACAGGAAACATTGATTCTTCAATCGTTACAGGTCGTGGCGTACAGGCTCTTATGGGTGGATTTGATACACAAATCAAAACAGCCCATGCAATGTTTGCTCGTTCCTTTGTTGAGTTAATTGGACTCGCGCTTAAGGTAGACGAAAAAGTTTTTGGCGATATGGAAAAGAACCTACGCGGTGTACGCAATGGTGTTCCATACGCAATTAAATACAAGCCAAGCCGTGATATTGATAAAGACTACACAGTAGATGTTCAATATGGACTTATGGCAGGGCTTGACCCAAACCGTGCATTAGTGTTCGGCTTGCAGGCTCGCGGAGATAAACTTATATCTCGTGACTTCCTACGCCGTCAAATGCCATTTTCATTTAACGCAACACAAGAAGAAGAAAAAGTTGATACAGAAGATTTGCGCGATGCAATGAAGCAGGCTATTGCCTCCTATGCTCAAGCAATTCCAGCACTTGCATCTCAAGGACAAAATCCTTCAGACATTTTGTACAAATTATCAACTGTCATTAATCAACGCCAAAAGGGTACGCCTATTGAGCAAGCGGTATCTGAGGCGTTCCAACCACAGAATCCCCCACCTGGTGCGATGATGACCCCTGAAGGTGTAAGTCCCGACATGCTTGGGCAGGCAGGTGCGGTCCCCCCAGGTGGTGGGCAACTTCCAATGGGACTAAGTGAAACTGGTCGTATGCAAGGTGTGGCTCCAGGACAAATCTCTCCAGGTGGTCGCCCAGATGTTCAGTCGCTTTTAGCAAGTTTGACACAAAGAGGTGAACCTAATCTTCAGGCTTCCCTCGTAAGACGACTACCAGTTGCATAAGGAGGTGACACATGAAGAAATCCCTAGCAGGAGGAAAGAAGCCTAAGAACCAAGGTTCAGCAGGCAAGGCTCCAACACAGAAGCCAATGATGGCAAAGAAAGCATCATCAAAAGGCGGCAAGACATATTTCTCAAGCAATCCAAGCGGAACTCGCGGTTCACGCAGCAAGTAATTAATAAACCTGAGTAAGTTTAAAAACTGCTCATAATTTTAAATATCCGAACTTAGGTGGGAGGAAAGATGGCGAAAGCAAAAGACGAAAACTTTCAGGTGTCCGCAACAGGCGGTGCTGGAACTAATGGACAACCAGCAAGATACGCTGCAGGTATAGATAACGCACAAGATTTTTATGACATGCAAACAAGTGCTCCAATGTCAGGACAAAACCCTGCCCTAAGACAATCACCTTCAGGTAATCGTGCATTTCGTACAACTGGACAAACAGATTTAGTGCCACTAACTGCACCTACAACTCGCCCACAAGAAGATATTCTTACTGGAGCAACAACTGGTCTTGAAGGCATGTATGCAACAGACCAAACTGCAATGGGTGAAGATGCTGACCGTATGCGCCAAGCGCTTCCATACCTGTCAATAATGGCAGAACTGCCAAGCACATCTAATTCTTTCCGTAATTATGTAAGGTATCTAAAAAGCGTACTATGAGTTTTAGCGACCTACTTGGAAACGCAGCACAGAAACTGCAAGGTAATGGGTTTGCCAATGAAATCGGCTTACCGACAATGTTGTTTGACCTTTCTTCTGTGTCCTCCAATGATAAAAGTTGGGTAGGAGATGCGTTTAACTTTGCAGGTAACGCTTTTAGAACAACATTACAAGCAACAACTTATCCAATTCGCAAGCCAATAGGCGCTGCAGTAGATAAAGTCTTGTTGCCAGCAGCAATGATTTCTTATGAAACTGGTGGTCGCTTTTTGCGCCAACCATTATCAGCAGCATTAACAACACTTGGTACTGGTGATGTAAAAAAGTCTTGGGAAAATCGTGAAGAAATATCTCCAGGACAAGCGTTATCTTACTTACAGTCTAAATGGTCTTTCGGCATCTTGGGTCCAGACGAACTTGCTGCTGGTGATTTTAATATATTTGACCCTAATGACCGTAAAACATTTGATGAGGATTGGGGCGCTAAAAGTCTTAGCGGTGCCTACGATACTTTCTTTACAACAGTAACTGACCCATTAGGTAAATTGGGTAAGGCTGCAGGTCTTGCTCGTAAAGCAGTTGTAACTCGCCCACTTGGTGCAGAAGATACAAATGCAAACAGATTACTTAAAGACTTTTTAATGCCTAAGAGTTTACGCTCCGTTAAAGTCATATCTCCACAGACTTTGGCTAGAACAATTAACGAGGGTCGTGAAGAAGGCGGAGAACTTTACAACACGCTATCTTGGTTTGCTAAGTCAGATAGAGTTGCTATCCGCAATCATCCAATGGTTCAGCAATCTAATGATGCCGACACCTTGGCATATATGCTTGGCGAAGCAAAGACAGTAGATGATGTTGCAGATACTCTTGTTGCTACAGCCCGTCTTGGTACAAGCAAAGAGATTGGTTCTGCTGCTGCTCGTCTTATTGCTAAGCGCCGTGACTTAGCGTTTGTTCTTGATAAGATTAATGACACAACAGATTTAGATAAAAAAGTTTTAAACAATGTACCAACTAATGGTATTACAGATGATGTTGATAAGTTAGATACAGCCACTGAGTTAGTTAAACAAGTAGAGGCTGACCCTTATTACCGCATGATTCGTTCATTTAACGACAAGCCTGCGGACTTAAGTAAGCGTACATTTGGTAAGCCAGTATTTGAAAAGTTGGCTATTAGCCGTGCTGAAAGCAAAGCAGCAAGAGTTAAAGGTATAGACAAGCCTACTAAGTTTCCAACCGTTGGAGTTATACAACCAACTAAGTATCATCCACTTATTGCAGTTGTAAACTTTGGTATTAAAAAGATTGGCGACACTTTCCAAGAAAAGCCAGCAGGGTATGTTAACTTTAACGACTCTGATTCTTTTAGTGAAATGACAGCATTTGGTGAGCAACTTCGCCGTTTAGTTGGTGGCGATATAGCACAACCAATTATTGACGAACATACAAGAGCCTACTTGCGTGCTGGTGGTTTACCAGAACTACGCTCAACTGTAGCAGTTTCTTTTGAAGATTTAGCAATTAGTGCAGTTAATAGAAGTCTTGGATTAACTGACGAACAAGGTTTATTTATCTGGAATCAATACAAGTCACGCCGTCAAACTGCATTAGATACTATTCGTGACCGTAAGTTCTTAATGACTAATGACGATGTTATTCTTAAGATTCCTTACTTAGAGCGCCAAGGTGCTAACGCACTACCTATGGTAGACCTAGAAAACTATGTCCGTGTTCTACAGGCAAACAAAGGTGTACTTAAGAGTATTGGTCGCAAGGGTGAAATTATTGACCCTGATTCAATGCGCTATGTAAGCGGTATTTTAAATGATATGTGGAAGGCTTCAGTACTTCTACGCCTTGGCTACACAATCCGAAATGTTAGCGAAGCAACGCTATCTATCTTAGGTAAAGGCTACGGTTTGTTAGCCCTTGGTGATTTAAACCGCGATGGATTTAAGTCTTGGTATAACAACCGTGTTCAAGGTATAGAACGCCTTGCAGATAGAACACTTGTAAATAAGGGTCTGCGTGAAGATTCAATTCAGATTCGCCGTAGCCTTGCAGAAACTCAATCTGAGATTTTTGCTACCGAAAAGGTTATTAATGAGGCTCGTCTTTATGCACAGGCTGCAGAGCGCTTGTTCTTACAGGGCAAGTTAAACGAAACACAGTATAAAGAATTACTTGAACTTTCTGAATACCTAACAGGACAGTATCTATATCACGGCTCTACTGCTCCTATTAGAGCGTTAGATAAGAACAGACCATTGGCTATGTCATTTAGCCAAGATATTGCAGAACAGTATGCAGATGCTGGTATGCCTCGCATATCCGCTTCTGAAATATACAAGCGTTTATCTGGTCGTGCTTATCCACTACCTAAGAATTTAATTAATCGTGAAACTGGCGAACTTATTAGACAGCCAGCCCGTAAGCCATCACCATCAATTCAAACTATTGGTGCTGATATGCGTGAAGGTTTTATTAATACTGTAAATAATGGAAATGTTGTAGAAGTATTAAACCCACAAACAGGGCGCTGGACAACTATTGACCCAAATACAGTATCTCAAAAATTGCTTACAACTGCTGAGTTTAGAATCCGCAAGCCTGGTAACCAGGGTGCGGTAATTGGGCAGAAGGTATACGGAATTGAAGTTGACCTTCGTACTGAAAACCTACGCAGCCCTCGTTTAAACCTTGTTGATTACCCAGAATTAAAAAATGTTCTTGGTATTGAAAAAGGAACGCCTCGTAACCGTGCTGCATGGGAGGGCAAAGAGAAAGCACTCCTTGATTGGATGCGAGCCAACGGAGTTGGCAAAGTAATCTTGCCTGACAACAAGGCTAACGGTAGGGCTACGGTTCTTGTAGACCCTGAAATGGTAGAAGGTTTTGGCGAAAGTCCATTTGTGACTTTAACTCAACGCAGACTTGATTCTGTTAAAAGACAACAGCAAATCCTTGGCAATGAGCCACGGATGCTTAGCATTATTGAGCGTACTATTAAGAATCAGGGCGGTACATTTGACTTCGCTGGAGATGTTCCAGTTCAAGGTATTTCAGTAGCCGTTCGTGGTGCTACACATACCTTCAAGTTAGAAGATGCTTCAGCAAACCCACAAGGTTGGATAAATTCAGTAGCAGCACACTTTGAAAAGAATCTTGAAAAGTTTGGTAAAGCAGACCACTTTGGTACATGGGTTGAGGATATAGATGGTGTGCCACATATCTGGGCTGAGCCAACTAATGTTATTATGGACCGCGCTCAAGCAGTTAAACTTGGCGTAGAAAGAAACCAAAAGTCAGTTGCAGATTTGGCTGCTATTGCTAGAGGCGACTGGGACAATGCATTTATCGTAACGAGAGGAACAGGCGATGAAGGAGCAACAGCAAGGTTTGCACTGGGTCAAGGCACCGAAGCCAGTAGAGGAAATGTCACCGCAAGAGCGGAAGGACTTCGCCCGACTCTTAGCGGAAAGAGCACTAGAGAACGCATTGCAGAGTTATCCGAATCCCTCTCCAGTAAACGAGAGTATCCAACCGCAGGTTTAGCACAAATTGTAAGAGAAGCAGCAGATATGCAGGCTGTTTCTAAGAAGAATTTAGAAAACTTATTAGTAAAACTAGATGCTCGTGTTGTTGAGGAAACCCGTATTGGTGCTCCTAAACAAATACAAGGAACTGGTCGCAGGATTGTAACTCTTTATGATGGCACCAAAGTAGAAATTGATGATGCCTTCCGTGGTGAGTTAGGTCAAATACTATATGACCGCACTGACAACACAGATTCTTACCGTAGATTCGTAGACCACCCATCACAGTTCTTTGCTGCTGAGCACAATAACTTTGTTGAGGATGTATTAACACCTAACATGCCAGATTACTACTCTGGTTGGGCTAATCAACTCAATACATTTTTCCGCTCTCCAGATGGTCGTATAGACCCACTGGTTGAACAGATGCTAAATGGTGCACGCCCAGAAGAAATTGTTAAGTGGTTGCGTAAGCCTGAAAATGTAGGCTATGCCCGTAGATTTAACATTGATGTTCCTGGTATCAAGGTTCCATCAGAGCGTTTAAACGCAAGCATTGAAGCAGAAGATTTTGTTGGTGATTTGTACAGCGCATTTAATCGCTACCTGCCAGATGCACAGATGCAAGAAGCCTTCCGTGCTGGTCAAGTAACAGAAATATGGCTACGCAATCACTTTAAGAACGCAACAGAACTACCAGATATTGTTGGTCGCATCGTACCTACTAGCCCACAGGCTCGCAACATTATGGATGCAACTGCCAAGGTTATTGATAAAGCGTTCTATTTCTTAGGTTCACTACCTGAAACAACGCTTGCTCGTCACCCATTGGCTAGAGCAATATATCGTTCAGACTATCAAGACAAACTTGATGTTGCATTATCAACTAAGCGTTTAAACACAGGAAACGCTAAGGCTGAATTAACTGTTGATGAGATTAATAACCTACGCAGGGATGTAGTTGAAAGCACCCGCAAGGAAGTTAATAAGACTCTATTTACAATTATTCGTAAGTCTTACGCAGGCGAGAAGATGCGCTTTATCATGCCGTTCTTTAACGCATGGGAAAACACTATTCGCCGTTGGAGTGGACTTGCCACAGAAAACCCTGCAGTTGTTGCTCGTGCTGGACAAATAGTTTCATCACTTCGCAACCAACCAAATGTTATTGATGCTGAAGGTAACCCAACAAACGAGTTTTCTTACGACAACAAGATTGTTGTACCTATGTCTGAGGGCGCAATAAGCGCTATTGAAAAGATTCCAGTATGGGGTAGGGGTATGGCTGATGCTATCCGTGCCACTGGTACACAAGTATCTATCCCAGTACGAAGCCTTGATGTTCTATTCCAAGGTGAATATCTAGCAGGTTTTGGTCCTCTAGTGGTTATGCCAGTTAACGAATTGGTTAAAGCAAAGCCAGACTTAGAAGATATATTTACATCTTCAGTTCTTCCAGTGCTACCTTTTGGTACACAAGAAGGCGTACTGCGCCAACTACTACCACCAGCAGCACAGAAACTTGCATCTCTTGCAGGACAAGATGAACTTTGGAGCCGTACATTTAATACGGTTTACCGCTATGAGTTAATTAAGTACAACCTTGGTGAGCGTGAAAGCATGCCTAGCCTAGAGGAAGTATCTAAGTTAACTAATGACTTCTATAAGGTTCGTATTTTATCTAACCTTGTGATGCCATTTGCTGCTCAATATGACTCACCATTAAGTTTCTACTCACAACAATTCCGTAAATTACAGGATGTTTATGGTAGAGATGCTGAAGTGTTGTTCCTTGAGATGTACCCTGAAATGGGTCCAGCGTTGGTTAGTTCTTCATTTAACCCAACAGGTGCTCAAGCATCACAAAAGGCATTTGGTAACATCAAGAAGTATGGTGACTTAGTAAGCCAGATTGGTCAAACAGCACCTGAAATGATTGGCTTCTTGGTTAATGACCCAGATGGTAAGTATGACTTCTCTGAGGCTGTATATGCATGGCAATATGGAAATGCCCCAGTTCCTGGTTCAACAGATAAATTCCGTGAACGGCGCGACCCTGCACAACTTAAGCGTGATGCTAATATCAAAGTTGGCTGGATTGAGTTCCGTAAGAATATGAATTTGTTAGATTCACAATTACAAGCACAGGGTTATCAGTCATATAGCGAATCAGGTGCTGAAGAATTACAGGCTCTTAAGCAGTTAATGGTTACAGATTTATCACAGCGTAACCCAGACTGGCAGGCTGACTATCTCAATGTAGATAGAGGCAAGTGGATTTATAGGATGCAGGCTATGCGTAGCATGCTATCTAATCCAAAGTGGATGTCAGATAATGGTAACCGTCAGGTAGTACAGGCAATGGCTATCTACCTACAGGCAAGAGGACAAGTAGCCCGTGAGTTACAAACTCGTAAGTCTTATGGTGCAGCATCCACACTTGTTGCCGAAGATAATGCTGATTTAGATGGCTACTGGAACTCAGTAATCTATCAATTAAAAACTGGTTCGCCAGAGTTTGAGGATTTCTTTAATCGCTTTTTACAAAATGACCCTGTGACCTTGGGATAGGAATATGACCGAAAAACAAAAATTAGAACTTATCAAAGATAAATACCCTAACTACAGGGATATGCTTTCACAGGATGAATTAGAAAACTTATTAGACGAACTTGACGACCCAGAAAAATTAAGCCTGTTCCGTGAGCGGGGCGTTACTGAAGTTCTTGGTGGCGCTGCATTTGCTGGTATTGGTGCTGCTGCGCTCAAAGGAGCACAGGCTGCCAAAGGTTTAGCCAAGGCTGTTACTGCCCGTAAAGCAACAAAGGCTGCAGCAGAGGCTGGCGAAGAGGGAGTTAAAAAGCGTAAGATAATTACACCTAAAAGAGTCTTTGGTGCTGCTGCCCTTGCAACTGGTATCAACATTATAGATAGCATTTTTGGTGACGATGAAGAACAAACTGCTGCTCAAGAAAAAGCACTTCAAGAAGAAGCAACTTTAAATAGCCAATTACAGTTTGCACAAATGCAAGCAAGTGGTATTGATACTGAAGCGTTACTAAGTACGCCAGCAGGACAACAAATTTTAAAAAATCCTAACTTTAATGCTGCTGCAATTTTTGGTAACAATACTCTTACAAACATGGGAACAACTGGCGTATATGTTGGTGGAGAAACTGACAAGGTGCGCCGTAGAAAACCTACTGCAAGAGAAGCCAGTGGTGTAATATCAATAACAGAGTGGAAGCAAAGATTTCCTATTGCCGATGCAACAGAGTTAAACAAGTGGAAGAAAACCCTTGTAGATGCTGGTGTTGTAAGCGCTGATGCAGGACTACCTGAACTACAGAAACAGTGGGAAGCGTGGGGTCAAGAGTCCCTAAACGCCAATCGCCTAGGACAAAAACTTAGCCCTTATGATTTATTAAATATCCAACGCGGACTATGGGGCGGTGGTGGAGGTGGACCTTCATACCAAGTTCAGTTGATGAAAGAAGAAAACTCTAAGGCTTTGTTTAAACAAGGCATAGAAGCCTACACTGGTCGTATTGTTGATGACACTCAAGCAGATGAGTTTGCTAAGTTAATTAAAGAGAAACAACTTAAGGCTCCTACTAAGACAGAAACTAAGTCTATTAGTGGCAAGAGAGTTTCAGTTACAACTCCAGGATTTGGTGAGGCTGAGGCTGCAGCGCTTGTTAAGAAGCGTGCTCAAAAAGACCCACTATATGCAGAGATGCAAACCAATAATGTATTTGGTTCTGCCCTTGAAAAGGCGTTAGGAGTTAGAGGCTAATGGTAGACGAAAGAGATAAAATTAGACAAAGGCTTGGTCTATCTCCATTAGATGCAGCCCCAGGTTTTCCAGCAAATCCTTTTGTTAACCAAGAGCCAGTTACTAAGCCAAACACAAAAACTCCTCCAGTAGCAACATGGATTGTTAACCTACTTAAGAACGAGCCACAGTTAAAGGCTATCTACGATGCTGTAAGAAACCCTACAACTGGTGAGTTTATTTACAACGCTGATGCTATTGCAGATATGATTACCAGCAGTGACTGGTATCTAAGCAAGGGTCCAACAGTTGCTGCCAATCTTGTAGGCAGACAAAAGTATGGTGAAAAGTGGTATCAAGATAGAGTCAATCAATATAAGGTTACAGTATCTGGTATTGCCAATGGTATGGGCATTAACGCCTCTGACCCTACGGTTGCAGATTATTTAACTGGTCTTGCTGAAACATCTTTCCTAAATGGTTGGGATGCAGAATATATTGAAAACACAATTATTGGCAATGCCAGTATGGTTTCAAAAGCAGGCGGTGGTGTATATCAATCTAAGATAGATGACATACGCTCTTATGGTAAACTTATGGGTGTAGATGTAAGTCAAACAACTGCTAATAACTATTTAAACAGACTTATTGGAACAGTAACACCTCAAGGCTTGAGAGTTAAAACAACGCCAGAGGCAATTAAAAAAGAGATTGCTGACCAACAGGCTTTGCTGTATCCGTTCTTTGCAGATGACTTTGTTGCTGGTCGCACCCTTTGGGATGTAACTTCATTACAGCGCAAGAAGTGGGCTGACCTGCTTGAAGTAGATGAGGATAGTTTAGATTGGAACGACCCTCTATGGAAAGATGGAAGAATCTTTACAGTAGTAGATGAAAAGACTGGCAAGATTGTACAGCGCCCCGCATGGGATGCAGAGAAACTTATTAAGCAAGATGAGCGTTGGCAATATACAGAAAACGCTACCCGTACCTATGAGGGATTAGGAGCAAACATGCTTAGAAGGATGCAGTACATAAAATAATGGTTGACGAACGCGATAAAATTAGACAAATGAGGGGACAAGCCCCAGTAACTCAATCAAGTACACCTGCTACTAATGACCCATATTTTGGTGCAACCAGAGGAGATGTTACGGTCAATGGCGTTACCTATAAGGATGCCATAAACATAGGAACTGCTAAGCCACCTGCCGCATTAAGCGTAGGTATGGTTTCTCCAATATCAGGTTTAACTATTACTGGCACTCAACGCACTGCTGCTAAAGAAGCAGAAGCAATGAGAATTGGTTATACCAAAGAGTATATTGAATCTCGTGGTGGTATTAACGCTCAAGGTTATTTTAATGACACACCTGTGTCTGGACAGTTAAGCGCTGCAGAATATAGGTCAGTAACCAAGCCAGATGGAACTATTGATACACCATCTATGGCTAGAATTTTACAGACAAAACAAATTGAAGAACTAATATCTCAAGGTGTTCCAAGAGATGAGGCTACTAGAAGAATATCCTCCCAGTATGGACAGTTTGGAATTGGTGGTACTACAGGCGGTGGTGCTACACCCTTAACTGGGACTGGTGGACCTGCTGGAACTCCAAGTGCTGGTGGTGGGTTAGTTACCCAAGCCGATGTTCAAAAGGCTGTAACAGATGCACTTGCTACACAACAGGCTAAATATGATGCTTTGGCAAAACAAGCAGCAGCCGAAAAAGAAGCAGCAATTATTGCCAATCGTACCAAGGCTAAAGATAAACTAACTGCTATGTTAGCAAGTTACAACCTGCAAGGACTTGCTTCTTATATTGATGCAGAGATTATGAAAGACACCTCAGAAGAAATGATTCTGCTAGGTCTTTATGAACAACCTGCATATAAGACTCGCTTTCCTGGTATGGACCCTTTGCGTAAAGCAGGTCGCGTTATTAGCGAAGATGAATACACAAGAATTGAAAATGCAATGATGCAAACTGCTAGATTCTTTGACTTGCCAAAGGGTTTTTATGATGGACCAGAAGATTTTGGTAACTTAATTGCTAGGCAAGTATCAGCCAAAGAATATCAAGACCGCCTACAGGTAGGTCAAGATTTGGCTCGCAGTCTTAATCCAGAAGTCAAACAACAACTACTAGATTTTTATTCTGTAGGTGAAGGTGATTTAACAGCCTATGTTCTTGACTCAGACAAGGCTTTATCATTAATTCAAAAGCAGGCTAAGGCTGCAACATTTGTGGGTCTAGGTCGTGCTGCTGGATTTAATATGCCTGGCATCGGTGCTGCTTCTGCAGAGAACATTGTTGCTACAGAACCTTATGCAAAATTGACTGAGGCTCAAATGAAAACAAAGATTGAGCAAGCAGGCTTACTGCGTAAAGAACAACAACGCTTAAGCCAAATTGAAGGCATGACATACAATGAACAAGAAGCACTTGATGTAGTCCTTGAGGGCAGTACAGAGGCTTTACTTGCTTCACAACAAAGAGCGCAGCGTGAAGTTTCCCGCTTCCGCTCCCGTGGTGGAGTAACTGGTTCAAGTCTTGCATCTCAAGTAAGCATATAAGAATCCCCACCCTGACCAACCAGCCCAGGGGGGCGTAAAAGTCTGGTAGCAATAGCCGTAATAGTTTCCCCGAACTTATACGAGGATTGCGAATACAACTAACAGAAAAGGGAGAAGGTAGATGGCTACCAATTACTACGATGACGATGAAGATAACGACACAACAACTGATGTTGTTGGTCAACTCCGCAAAGTCAACCGCACACTTGAAAAGCGTGCAAAAGAACTAGAACAGGAGTTGGCAGGTCTTAAGACTCAGACTCGTCAGCGTACTGTCAAGGATGTACTACAGGCAAAGGGATTAAATCCAAAGATTGCTGCATTTATACCACAAGATATTGATACCTCTGAGGAGGCTATTAATAATTGGGTAACTGAATACGGTGATGT